CGCAAGTTCAACCACACGCGCGTACAGCTCAGCGAAGCGGGCACGAAGCTCCACATCGTTGATGACCACATCAGGAACAGACCCCACTCCGGTCACAGTTTGAGTTATTAGAGGTTCAGAGGAACGGAGACCCTCTAGCAGAGTCGGGTGATCAAGGATCACACCAACGGTGCCAAGCATGCTCCGCGTGTTTGTGTAATTTGAGGAAGTTGAAGGAAAAAAAGGCTCTAACCGATGCTTATCGGTGTAAAGTTTCCCTCCGTAGACTTCCTTGACGACATCACGAACGTATGTTCGGAAAGTACCCTGATCCATAGTCATGGGGAGATAAGGATTCCTAGTCCTTTGCTCATCCGACCATGAAAACAGTGATTTTGTCGTCCACGCCATGTCCTCTGACGAGGACACCTCAACTTCATTCTCGGGGACCTGAGTGGTGAGAGTTGCGAAAGTGGATAGTTCTCCTTTACGGAGATAATCAACACCGGGTCTAGGAAACCCCTTTTTCGCATACAGCACACTACACAGGAAGCTGCGCCAGTTGTCTTGATCACCTCTACAAAGAGACTGAACAAAACGATAGGCACGGCCCCCTAGAAGGCAGGAAGGCGCAAATCGCTCCACACTTGCCCTGACGACTGGAAGAGAAGGTTCGACTCCATCAAATTTCGCTATGTGAAACGCGAAAAATGATGAAACCTTATCCTTGAAAAGCTTCAACCAGTCCCCCTGATACTCGACCTTGCACAAAGAGAGATACCATTGTATGCTCCCTGAGGTCCTGTAACCAGAGTCATCAAATCCGTAAAGGCGCAGAACGTCTAAAAGGACATTCACACCTGCACGAATCTCCTCCGAGCAGTCTTCCTCCTGCTCGGAGTCTTCCGGCTGCCTGCACTTGGCGGCCGGGCGGAGTTTACTCTCTACCATAGAGTGACGGTTACCCGTCGCTGGTTTGGCACTACCCAGGGGTGATGAGTCCCTGGAGCCACAGGCCTTCGTGAAAATCAACATGTTTTCA